CCATATCGAAATTGTCAGAATTGTCCGAATCTCCAAAGTTGGAAGAAGAAGATGATGGCGATATTGACATTCGACCCGACAGGTATATTAGAGTGATTAGCCTGTGTCCTCATCCATTAAATTTATCAACTCGCAAGAAAGGTGGGAAGAATTTTCGATTTGCTAATCTTGGTCAAGAAAAGAGAATTCTCTATCAGGATTTACTCGATATTATAGAAACCAACTCTTCTTTTGCCGAACAGGGTCTGTTCTACATTTTAAATAAAGATGTTATTCGGAGACACGGCTTGTCTGATTTCTATGATTCCATCTTAAAGAAAGATGAGATGTTAAATATAATTACTTCGGATACGGATGTGGGCCTGAGGGTATTTAAAACGGCTAATCGGCGTCAGCAAGAACACATTGGGGAAATCCTTGAGAACATGCTTATTCGCGGAGAAAGTGTGGATATGAATTTAGTATACCACATCGGAAAAGAAATTGGTAGAGATATTGATGAAATAGCAACAAATGCTCGGAACTATAATGAGTTAAAAAATTAATAATAAAAGGAGGTAGCGTATGACCACAGCATACTCGTTGGTTTATGACCTCTTTATGCAACAGATTAAGGATTGGAAATTAGATGCCCTTTATGATACTGATGTCGATGATTTTGAAACTTATCTTCAAGGGTTTTTAGTTTTAGCAATACCATTCTTTTCAGATTTCTGCGACCAGTCTTTGGCTCATAATAACAGTACAGCTCTTTTTACGGAAACATTGACGGAAGAAAATATTGTTATTCTGTCTAAAATGATGGTAAAAGAATGGTTAAAGAAAGAAACTGATGATATCCGTCAAATAAATTTGAAGTTGAATGACAGTAAGGCTTTCAAAACCTATTCTGAAGCTCAAAACTTGAGAGAAAAATCTAATAGGTTAATTCAAATTGACGAAGAAATTAGTCAAATGATAACCGGATATTCCTGGTATAACAATGATTGGGATTCCTGGATAGCTGGAACATTCTATGAGAGTTCGTCATAATGGCTTACACATATTATACTACATATAAGAATAATCTGGCAAAAGCTCCAAAGACGGATTACATGGAAGAATTTCAGGCTGTTACGGATGACCAATTTTATAATTCGAGTGACTGGTATACAATTCAAGAGGAAACGTCTTTTGGTTCAGGGGTTTATCAAAATTTAGATGTCCGAATAAATGGAGTTATAAATCCAACTACGGGGGTAAATCAAGGGGATGATTGGAAAAAGCTCATATTTAAAAATATCGATAGAACTATACGGGTTGGGGCAATGTTCGTTTTCGATGGAAACTATTGGGTAACGGTAAGTACATCGGCATTATCTGATTTTCCAACAACCTGCACCGTCAGAAGGGCAAACAATACACTTCGATGGATTGATTTGGACGATGGAGCTAAATACGACTTCCCGTGTGTATTGGACTACATAATTCAGGAAAACCGAGACTATGCTACCGCTGGAAGCAAGTTCGTGAACCCTTCTGGTCTTTTACAGGTGATAACCCAACTGAACGCTACAACCAACAAAATTAAACCCAGTATTAGATTCCTATTTGGGAATCAAGATAACTGGACAGCCTATGAGGTTTTTGGTGGAGGTGTAAACAATTTTAATAATCCTACGGCCACCATTGGCTCTACCGGGATTCTTAAGTTGAGTATGGGTGTATCCCATGTTAATACCGACATTGATGACCTAGTAAACGGTTATGCCCTAGCAGGAAAATTGGTTTATCTTGTAGAATTAGACAAGTCGGCAATATCCGGAGAGGTTTCAGACACATTCGACCTATCGGCGACAGTTACTTTAAATGGGGACACAGTTACTCGTTCCGTTGACTGGGAATCCGATGACGAAGATGTTGCTACCGTTTCATCTAGTGGTCTCGTGACCTTTATAGCTACGGGTTCTGCTACGATTACGGCGTCTTTAGCGGGGGATTCTTCAATATACGATACCTGCTCAGTTACAGTAAACACCACCCCGATTAGCGAATATGTGGTAGTGTTTACCCCAGAAACAAATTATATCTTAGAAGGGAATACTCAGCAATATGCCGTAACTCTGGAAAAGAATGGGGTTACTCAGGCAGATGTATTCACTTTTGCAATTGTTGCGGGGACAGTTCCTACAGACCATTATACATTCACATCTATAGATGGAAACAATTTCTCTGTCGAAAACATTGAAAAATATGTTGGGGAAGACCTTGTTGTACGTGCAACAAGTGGAATTTATACGAAGGATATTTCAATATTCTTAAAGGGTGCATGGTAAATAATATGGATAGAGATGCCTACAACTTCTATGAAGATTTACCTAATTATTCTTATAACTGTATAAGCCACTTGATGGAAAATAACGAGACGATATGGAAACTCTTAAAATATCCCGAAGCAGATGCTTGGAATAGGAGTAACTTGACTCAGGCCCAAAAGGGGGATTTAATTTGGAAAGGGGTTGGAAACTCATCTAAGTTTAGAGTTTTTATAGATGAAGGAATCCCCGATGTTGAAATGGACGAAGTTACAATATTGAGAATAACACCTTATTCAATTATTCCAGACAACAGAACAACGGGGACAGTGATTTTGTTGATGGAAGCTTATTCGCATTTCGACATTAACACTCTTAGCAACTACACCACCAGAATAGATACAATTATACAACAGTTGATTGAAACCTTCAATGGTGCAGTTATCAACGGGATTGGGAGACTCCATTTTGACAGATTGGGGAGTAGAGAGTCGAAGGCAGAACTTGGGGGTCAAATACCATTCAAGGGAAAATGGATGTTGATGGGAAATAAATCAGCTCGGAGTTAGTTACAATGTCTCCAAAGAATTACGATTTGTACTACATTTATGATGAACCAATTCCATTTGGGGGAATTTTGGGGAACGATGATGATTCAGGTGAGTTATTCATCTACCCCGTTAAGATGAAAGAATATTTAATTTTCATGACGGTGGCTCAACTACTACTTGTTGATATATATAGTATTCCTGACCCTCAGATTATTCAGATGTCTTATCTAGAATATATATTCCACACCTTTAAGGATGAGCCTATTCATATAACATTTATTGATTTGATGTTGAGAATGGTTCTCAAATTAGATGATGACACAAGTATAGAATTTTTTAGAGATAAAAATAAAAAGCCATATTTGAAAATCGGGGAAGAAATATTATTAGATAAAGAAAAATTTGACGAAATTAGAACCATAATTATCGAACAAAATCTTCTCGAACCTCCTGATGATAAAATTAGCAAGAAGTTGAGAGAGTCCATGAAAGACGCCGAAAGAATCAGGAGTCGCCAACGGGGGGTTATGGCAGGGATAGAAGACCAAATGATTGCGGTTATGATAAGCACAGGATTAAAAATTACAGATATTTATGATATGACTATCCGTAAATTTATGAAAACCCTGGAGAGAATTGACCACAAAATGCATTACGAAATATATCTTTCAGCATCTCTTAGTGGATTTGTAACTTTTAAAGATAAAAATGCAATAAAACATTGGTTGGCGGACTTGAAGAAAAACCCACTGGCTGGAATGATGGATGTTGACGAGTTCGAGAAAAAAGTGGCTGGCGCTACTGGAAGTAAATAATTAGGAGGATTCAATAATGACAAAATACTTTATGACGAGTGTTGCAGACGCTCGACTATACGATTCTAGCGATAACCTTGTCGCTACTGCAAAAACTCTCATGGATTCAAGTGTGGAAGTATCGCTTTCCAATACCGATGTCCGTGGGGGTAAAGGAAATGCTCTACAATATATCTTATTCAATGGTGCGGATATGAATGTAACATTGAGTGAGACTCAATTCTCATTGGACTTTTTACAGCAAAGCCTTGGTTCAACCCTGGGTACAGGTATGAATGTATTTAGTGAGGAAACCATCACTTTGGGTGCTGGTGGAACGGGAACCATTACAGGAACCCCGTTGGCGTATCAGGGAACAACCATTTACGGTTGGCTAACCCCGTCAAGTGGGACGGTTGAGCGCGTAACCTTCACGGGTAGTAACTTTACTTCGGCTGTAAGTGCAGAAAATGATGTTGTTTGTGTGAGATATTATAACCTGGATTCCGCGGCTCGACAAATCACAATTGGTGCGAATATTGTTCCATCCATTCTAAGATTAGAAATGGAAACTCAATTAGCCAGTTCTTCGGATAGCTCGAATGTTATCGGAAAGGTTGTATTCACTGTTCCGAACTTTACTCTTTCTGGGAATTTCTCATT